GATGGTCAGTTCTGATACAAATTGGCCAGTAGCTGTTGTACCAGCTCCACCAGCCACTACCGTCAAGGCACCAGCAGACGTAACGGTACCCGCCAAATTGCCTACGGTTCCAGGTGCAGACGATGATATCTGAGAATAACCTAGTACATCACCTACATCAGCTGCTGTAGTAACAATACTATCACCAGTAGTTATGCTCTGAGTGAATGTATATGCATTACCTTGAGTTGTTTGGGCTGCATCAGGAAGAGCAAACGTTGCTACACCTGCTGTGCTGACAGCAGATATTCCACCTAGGTCACTAGCAGCACTACCACCAGAAGGTGTTATAGTAGTGCTGACACCAGACCCAGTTGTACTATACGTGTTGGGAGCTCTTGATACTGTTGTATAACCAGCGTCAACACTTAACTGTGTTGAACTAGATAGACGATGTGTTAGGTCGGCTTTTACAGGACTCACGGCAGATGCCATCCCAAGAAACATAATTATAGGAAATAATTTCTTCATACCTTTGACACTTTTACCTAGAACTATATAGGTAGAACAACCCCTCCAAAATAGGTACGGCATATACCATTTAAGTTTTCCTTTAGATGTGATTAAATAGTAGTGTCGCCGTAAGGGACAACACACTAAACCTAGCTTAATTAAGGAGGCTATTATGACTGGACTACAGAGATATCGTGCTGCTGATCTACCTCAGCTCATGGAAAAAATCCATAGAAACAGTATAGGACTGGATGACTACTTCCAACAATTCTTCGATTTGAATCAGAATAGTCAGTATCCACCATACAATCTTGTGCAAGTAAGCAACGTGGAATCACGTTTAGAGATTGCATTGGCGGGATTCAAGAAGGAAGAAGTAAAAGTCTTTACTGAGTATGGTAAGTTATTCGTACAAGGTGAGAAGGAAAAGAAAGAAGAAGAGAATGAGTATCTACATAGAGGGATGGCTCAAAGGTCATTCAATAGACAGTGGCAACTCTCTGATGATTCCACAATAAAGAATGTGACCTTTGAAGATGGTATGCTTATCATCACATTAGGTAAGATTGTTCCTGAGCATCATGCACGTAAGGAATTTTTATGATATAATTATCATATGAAATTTGAAGATTATTATAAGGAATTCTGTGAGGTCTTTGGGCATCCTCTATGGCATATGCCTATGATGTTGATCATTTTCTTTCTTGGTGTAGAAGTCATGCATGTAAATTATCATGCTGATGGAAACAAAGATGCTCATGGATTCTGCTCTCAGCAAGAGTTTGTTAAAGACATGCAAAGAGAGATTGATAATTACTAACCTATATAATACACAACAGAAGAGACCCCAAGGGTCTCTTTTTATTTGGAATGAAAAATGAATGTCTATCTAAATTTAACTAAAACAAATTACGAAGGTGATAGCGATCTCTTGACAGTTGAGGTACCTTCGAGTTATACTGATGAACTGCTACGGCATGTCCGACCAATAGCAGAAGATAAAGGTGTAAACGCTGAAAAAATCCTTAAGGATATTATTAAGGAATCTATTACTGAAATCGAAAGACGAAACTATGAGCGTAAGAATCGTAAGAACAAGAAACGGTGAAGATGTCATCGCAGATTTGTTTGAGGTCACCACAAAGGATGACCAGGAAAACGTTATTGGATTTCAATTAAGAAATCCTTATAATGTATGGGTTACTCAACCCTTTGATGCTGTCCAAGACAATGGAGAGATTCAAAAAATTACAAAACCAGAACTTCGTTTTGAACCATACGCACCACTGCTCAAGGGTAATGCTATCATGCTTAAACTTGATGAAGTCATTAGTGCATACGAGACACACGATGAAGTCATTTCAAAATACAACGAACTAGTGGAGGCAACAAGTGGTAAAGGTAATCCTACTGAGGAACGGGAGTCTGACTGACTACCTAATAGGTAAAGTAACAGAGTTGGATGAAGAACCATCTGTTCTTATTGAAGAATGCTATCGTATTGTTGATGGTAAGTTGGAAGTATATCCATTATATTCTGCACAACGTGATCTCTTCTTGACATCTGAGTCGATCTTTACTATAGTAGACCCATCTAAAGAAATGCTCGGAGAGTATCAGAAGATTGGCTAGTTTCTATACTAACATTCAACTCGCAGGTAATACTATTCTATATCGTGGGTATGAGGACGGACAAAAAGTCCAGACTCGTACCCATTTTTCTCCTGTACTATACGTCACTTCCAATAAGGAAGAGAAGTTTAAGACACTGGACGGTGAGAATGTAAAACCTATTCAGTTTCAGAATCCAAAGGAAGCAAGAGAATTCATACAGAAGTATGAGAATGTCCATGGCTTTAAGGTGTCTGGATATGAGAGATTCGTTTATCAATTCATTGCTAATGAATTTCCTGGTGAGATTGATTATCGTATGGATCAGATGAAAATCTTTACGATGGATATCGAGGTTGCATGTGAGAATGGTTTCCCTAATGTTGCAGAGGCAGCAGAGGAAATGCTTTGTATTACTATTAAAGATCTAAATACTAAGGAGTTCTTTACTTGGTCTACTCGTGAGTTTGAAGCACCTGAAGGTGTTAAGTCTTTCATCTTCTGGACAGAAGAGGAGATGCTTAAGGCATTCATCGGATGGTGGGTTGAAAATACACCAGATGTTTTAACTGGATGGAATGTTAATCTATATGACGTACCATATATTTGTCGTAGAGTAGATAGAATCCTAGGTAAGAAATGGATGAATTCCATGTCCCCTTGGAATCGTGCCAATGAAAGAGAGATAACAATACAAGGACGCACGAATTATGCCTACGACTTATCGGGCATTAATATACTTGACTATCTTGATCTCTATCGTAAGTTTACTTACACCAATCAGGAATCATATCGACTTGAACATATTGCCACTGTGGAATTGGGTGAAGGAAAACTTGACCACAGTGAGTATGAGAATTTTAAAGACTTCTACACAAATGACTGGCAAAAATTTGTAGAGTATAACATCAAAGACGTTGAGCTAGTTGACAGACTCGAAGAGAAGATGAAACTCATTGAGTTGGCAGTCACGATGGCTTATGATGCCAAAGTAAACCTTGAGGATGTGTATTCACAGGTAAGAATGTGGGACACAATGATATATAATTATCTTAAGGAGAGAAACATTGTTGTACCACCACGAAAGGGAGCAAAGAAAGATGAAAAATATGCAGGAGCATATGTTAAAGAGCCCGTCCCAGGGTTATATGATTGGGTTGTCAGTTTTGACCTTAACAGTCTGTACCCTCATCTCATCATGCAGTACAACATCTCCCCAGAAACCCTCTGTGAAACCAGACATCCTAGTGCCACAGTTGAAGGACTGCTTAATAGAGAAGTCGGGATCGCTGGAGATTACGCCGTGTGTGCCAATGGAGCACAATACCGCAAGGACATCAGGGGATTCCTACCTGAAATGATGGAGACTATTTACAATGAGCGTACGATATATAAGAAGAAAATGCTCGCTGCCAAGCGGGACAATGAAATTCACCCAACTGAAAAACTACAAAGAGATATTAGTAAATTCAATAACATCCAAATGGCTCGAAAGATCCAACTCAACTCGGCTTATGGTGCCATTGGAAATCAGTACTTTAGATATTATAACTTATCTAACGCTGAGGCAATTACTCTTAGTGGGCAGGTATCGATACGGTGGATTGAGAATAAAATGAACACGTATCTGAATAAGATACTTAAAACAGAGGAGGTAGATTATGTTGTTGCTAGTGATACCGATAGTATTTACTTGCATCTCGGTCCTTTGGTACAAAGTGTATTCAAGGGGAGAGAGGTTACTAATGAAAAGATCGTTAATTTCCTCGATAAGGTGTGTGATGTGGAATTGGAAAAATATATTTCGAGTTCTTACCAAGAGTTGGCCGACTACGTTTCCGCCTACGACCAAAAAATGTTCATGAAAAGGGAGACCATTGCCGAGAAAGGTATATGGACTGCTAAGAAAAGATACATTTTAAATGCGTGGGACATCGAGGGTGTCAGGTTTGAGAAACCTAAGTTAAAGATGATGGGTATTGAGGCAGTCAAGTCTTCTACTCCAGGTGCTTGTCGTCAGAAGATTAAGGATGCTCTTGAAGTTATTATGAATAAGAATGAGGAGGAGACCCAGAAGTTTATAGCAGATTTTAGGGATCACTTTAACGAGTTACCTATCGAGGACATTGCATTCCCTAGGGGCTGCAATAATCTAAATAAGTGGGCGAACCCAGCCACTGTATATTCTAAAGGCACCCCGATACATGTGCGTGGTAGTCTCTTGTACAATTTCTATATTAAGAAAAACAAGCTGACGCATAAGTATCCATTAATTCAAGATGGTGAGAAGATAAAATTTGTTTATCTTAAGACACCTAATAAGATTAATGAAAATGTTGTTTCATTTTTCCAAACCTTCCCGAAGGAGTTGGCACTTGACAAACAGGTGGACTATGACCTACAATTTGAGAAGAGTTTTCTTGAACCTATTAAGGTCATCCTTGAGAAGATCGGCTGGAAGCCAGAAAAAACTGCTAGCTTGGAGTTCCTATTCGGATGACCACATACATTGTAGAATATAAGAAAGCTTTTGGTGCTGGTGCAATGCCAGATGAGAAAGAATTCTTTGATAAATCAGAAGCAGAATGGTTTGAAAGAGCCATGAAGCGAAACAATTTTATAACAAAATTATTTAAAAAAACACCATGAATTTTTTGAAGGATGTAGCCAAGGAGATTGATAATGAATACGCTGCTCTCGTTAGCGATGGTGTGTCTGCTGGTGACACTAGCGGTTATATCGATACAGGTTCGTACATCTTTAACGCCCTTGTCTCAGGAAGCATCTACGGAGGTGTTCCAGGGAATAAGATCACAGCTATTGCTGGTGAGTCGAGCACAGGCAAAACTTATTTCTGCCTTGGTATTGTACAGCATTTCCTCGAACATAATCCTGATGCTGGCGTTATATATTTTGAGTCTGAAAGTGCCTTAAGTAAGGACATGATTGAGTCAAGAGGCATTGATGCAACTCGTATGCTTATAGCACCTGTTACTACTGTGCAAGAGTTTAGACTACAATCAATTAAGATTTTGGATAAATACTTAGCACAAGATCCAAAGGATCGGAAACCCCTGATGTTTGTTCTTGACTCGCTTGGTATGCTAAGTACTACCAAAGAGATTGAGGACAGTGAAGCAGGTAAAGAGACACGTGACATGACTCGTGCTCAAGTTGTAAAGTCAATATTTAGAGTCCTTACTCTTAAATTGGGTAAGGCAAATGTCCCTCTATTAGTTACAAATCATACCTACGATGTGGTCGGCAGTTATATCCCAACTAAAGAAATGGGAGGCGGTAGTGGCCTCAAGTACGCCGCGAGTACAATCATTTATCTCAGCAAAAAAAAGGAAAAGGATCAGAGCGAGGTTGTTGGAAACCTTATCAAAGCTAAGACAGCTAAGGCAAGACTCACCAGAGAAAACAAAGAAGTAACAACGAGGTTATTTTATGAGAAAGGTCTGGACCCCTATTACGGATTACTTGAATTGGGTGAGAAGTATCAGGTATTTAAAAAGGCAGGGAATCGCTATGAAATGGGGGAGAAGAAGGTTTATCCAAAGGCAATTATGGATAATCCTGAACAGTATTTTACCCCAGAAATAATGCAAGCACTAGATGAGTGTGCTCAGAAGGAGTTTAAATATGGCAACTAAGCTCGAAGATTATATTAGGTGCTACGACAATGCAGTAGACCCCTCATTGTGTCAAAAAATAATTAGAAAGTTTGATGTTGATATTGAACACCATGAGATAATAGACAGAGAGAAACGTCCATCGTTTACTGAGCTTAATATTACTAAGAGATTCCATGCTAAAGACCTGGAGTGGCATGAGTATCAGTTTAATTTACAAGAAACCTTTATCAATTTTGTCCAGATATACATGGAGGACTTGGATTTAGGTCCAGACTTCCCTGCTAAGTATGCTTTTGAAGAGTATAGACTCAAGAAGTATAGTAGAGTAGTTGATGAGTTTAGAGACCACGTTGATGTCCAAGACCATTCATCTGCTAGAAGATTTCTAGTAATGTTTCTTTACCTCAATGATGGTTTTGATGGTGGTACCACATCTTTTCCTAAATTGGATATAGACATTGAGCCAAAATGTGGTAGACTGTTGCTATTCCCACCTACATGGATGTACCGTCATGCTGGTAGACCAGTCCTTGACAGTTCGAAATACATTGTTGGATCCTATCTTCATTACCTATGAGTATTGAAACTACAATTATCAATAACCTCGTCTTTAGTGAGAGGTATTGCAGAAAAGTCCTACCATTTATTAAAGAGGATTACTTTACATCCAATGGATGTAGAATTATATTCTCTATAATCCATAAGTATTTTTCTGAGTATGATTCTCTCTCTACTCCTGCTGTATTAACCATAGAAGCAGACAAGAGAGATGACTTAAATGAAGAAACATATAAGGAAGTTAATAATATTATACTGGAGTTAAAAGATGAGAAGAGTGACTTCCAATGGATCACAGACACGACAGAGAAATGGTGTCAAGAGAGGGCAATCTACATCTCTCTTATGGCCTCAATTAAGATTGCGGATGGCAAGGACTCTAAACAAGATAGGGGTGCTATACCCTCTATCCTCAGTGGAGCTCTTTCTGTATCTTTTGATAGCCATATTGGTCACGATTACATTTCAGATGCCTCGTTAAGGTATGACTTCTACCACCAACGTGAGGAAAAAATTCCTTTCGACCTGGAATACTTCAACCGTATCACAAAGGGTGGTCTTCCTAACAAGACTCTTAATGTTGCTCTTGCAGGTACTGGTGTGGGTAAGTCTTTGTTTATGTGCCATTGTGCTGCGGCTAGTTTACTTCAAGGTAAGAATGTTTTATACATCACAATGGAGATGGCTGAAGAAAAGATTGCGGAACGTATTGACGCAAATCTTTTAAACGTCCCTATTCAACAGTTGCAAGACCTACCAAAGGTTATGTTTGAGAATAAGGTTAATAAATTAGAGAAGAAAACACAAGGAAAGTTAATTATAAAAGAGTATCCTACTGCATCTGCTCATGTAGGACATTTTAAATCGTTATTAAATGAGTTATCTCTGAAGAGAAGTATCAAACCAGATATAGTTTTCATAGATTACTTAAATATTTGTGCCTCTCAGAGGTATAAAGGATCCATTGTCAATTCATATACTTATGTTAAAGCGATTGCGGAGGAGCTTCGGGGACTTGCTGTGGAAGCTAACGTACCGATTGTCAGTGCTACTCAAACTACTCGTGCTGGTTACGGTTCTACTGACGTTGACCTTACTGACACGTCAGAGTCTTTCGGACTCCCTGCTACTGCTGACCTTATGTTCGCTCTCATATCTAGCGAGGAGTTGGAAGGTATGAATCAGATAATGGTTAAGCAATTAAAAAATAGATACAATGACCCTACTATGAATAGGAAATTCTGTGTAGGGATTGACAGATCTAAGATGAGGTTGTATGATATAGAGGATGCATCATCAGGTTTAGTTAATTCTGGACAGGATGAGCAAGACAAACAAGCCGAGGTAGAACTCGTCAAAAAATTTAACGACAAAAAAACATTCGCAAATCTTAAGTATGATTGATTTTGATAAGTACAC